AAAGTTATATCTAGCATACCCAAAGCCAACGGAACATGGCAGATCGTACAGGCGCAGCACGATCTTTCCACCATGCTCAATGGCGGCCCGTGGTTCACAACGGCAGTGCTAGCGCCAGTAGGGTTTACAGGATGAGCGACGCGACCCCAAACTACGGCCCGTCCTTTCTTGTAGCGGATGCCCTGCGCCAGGAACTGCTGATACGCGCGCTGCTATCCGACGTGCGCACCGCTATTCCTGTCAAGGTTGTTGCGGTGCATCCAGGCACCGGCTCTCCGCCGACGATTGGGACAGTGGACGTGCAGCCACTCGTGCAGACTGTGGATGGCGCAGGTAACTTGTGGGATATCGACACGGTATACGGCGCGCCGTTTACTCGCTGGCAATCCGGCGGTAGCGCGTTCATTGTAGATCCGTCAGAAAACGACATCGGCATAGCGCTAGTGTGCGATCGCGATATTAGCTCCCTCATCGCGCTGAGCGCTTCTGAAGAAGTGCCGGATGTGCAGACCGCCGGGCCTGGCTCTGCGCGCACGCACGATATATCAGATCTGGTGTATATAGGATCCATCAAAAGCGCCAGCGCCATCACTCAGTACGTACTACAGAATTCTAGTGGCATCACGATGCTCTCGCCCGGCACTATAACGATACAGGGGGCACAAATAAATTTAAAGGGACCGATCAACGCCAACGGTGCCGAGATAAGCGAAGCTGGCGAAGTTACGGACGCGGCTGGCAAGGTGCTAGGCACGCATGATCACCTGCCCGGCACTTACGTCGCGCCGAGCGGCGGCGGCCCGGTCACGGGCAACTCCGGAGCACCCGTATGATCAATCACACAACTTTGCTGCTCGATCAAGGAACATGGGATCTTTGCCTCGATGCGATGGGCAACATGGCAGTCGCATCAGCGCCCTACGCCGTGGCACAGGACTTGGCGTCGCAGTTCAAAACCTTCCTCGGAGAGTGCTGGTACGACAACGCGCAAGGTATGCCGTACTGGCAGCAGATTATGGGGCAGCTACCACCGGCGTCGCTTATTGTAGCGGCGTTCGAAGCGCAAGCCGTGCTCGTGCCCGACATAGCGTCAGCGGTGGCCTCCATTGGCGGCGTCGATTCTACTCGAGACATGCTAGGACAGGTAATCGCCACTGACACTGACGGAAATCAGTACGGGTTTGTATTATGAGCACTAATGTTCCGCCGATTACATGGACCAATGGAATGCCCGTGGTGCCCACAGAGCAGGAAGTGCTCGCCGGGCGAGTAGCTGATTTTGTGCAAGCGTTCGGCGGAGGACTCAACACTTCGCCGACTACAGCGCAAGGACAGCTCGCGGCTTCTGACACGGCCATCATTGGCGACAAGAATGCCAACATCGCGCTGGTCGCCAGTATGGTTGATCCTGACCAAGCCGAAGGCGCTTGGCAGGACGCGATAGGCGCTATCTACTTTTTAGAACGCATCGCCGCGGCCGGTTCGGTCAAGACGGTAACATGCATCGGCGGCGTTGACGTAGAGATACCGGCTGGTTCCATCATAAAGGACCCCAGCGGGTACTCGTGGGCCGCCACTGGACTGATAACCATAGGGTCCAACGGCCAAGCGGTGGGCACGTTTCAATGCCAGACCACGGGGCCAATTTCGTGGCCCGCTAATACGCCATGCACTATCGTTTCTTCGGTCAACGGGTGGGATCAAGCGGTCAGTTCGTCGGATGCGGTGCTGGGCAACGTAGTAGAGTCTCGCGCGCAGTTCGAGAACCGGCGCCGCAATTCTGTCGCCATTAATTCTCACGGTTCGACCGCATCGATACTCGGCAACGTGCTGGCAGTAGCCAACGTGCTATCCGCCTACGTGGTGGACAACCCCAGCGGCACTGCGATCACAGTTGGCCCCACCAACTATTCGGTGGCGCCGCATTCCGTCGTGGTCAGCGTGTATGGTGGGCTGGCATCCGCGGTTGCAGAAGCTATCTGGGCCGCGAAGGATGCCGGGTGCGGGTACAACGGTAACACGTCGTACACGGTGTACGACACGTCGTACCCGGTGGGGCAGCAGCCGTCGTACCCCGTAACGTGGCTGACACCTACGCCGGTTCCGGTGTACTTCGTAGTGACACTCGGGGCCAACTCGCAGTTGCCCGCTGCGATCACAAGCGACGTGCAGACCGCTGTCGTAGACACGTTCACCGGGGAAGATGGCAGCGTCCCAGCCGGCGTTTACTCCACTATATCGGCTAGCCGCTACTATGCCGGCATCAATGCGATCGACACTTCGGTAGACATCGTTTCAGTGTTCGTTGGCACGAGTACGACAGCCGTGACCAATGAGAGCATCGCCACTGCCAATGGCACGACGGCGACGTTCACGCATACTGTGGCGCACTTGTACCCAATACCGGGCACGGTCAGCGTCACGGCGGGCAGCGTCACTGGAACCGATGACGGCAATGGCAACATCATCGGTGCTGGCATAGCGGCCGGCTCTACAATCAATTATGTGACCGGTGCGCTTAGCGTTACGTTCACGGCAGATCCTGCCAACGGCACAGCCGTTACTACTAGCTACACGTACACTAACCCGAATACGACGGTGCAGGCGATGGGCATCGATCAGGTGCCAACGCTGTCTTCAAAGAACGTGTTTGTCGTGGTGCAGTGATGCAGGACTGGGACGAAACGCTGCTGTCACAGTATGCGAACAGCCCAATAATAAACGCGCTGATCGAATCATTCAATGACGCCATGGACCCGGCTGCCGACATAGCGGCGTTTCAACGATATGTGTGGAACGTCAACTCCGCGGTTGGCGACGGGCTGAAGATCTGGGGCAAGATCATAGGAGTATCGCCCAACATTCCGAACTACACGGAAGTTCTGACGGATGAAGACTACCGGCTGCTGATCTTGGTAAAGGCCGCCGCCAACATTGGCAATGTCACGATACCAACGCTGAACAAGCTGCTGTCACAAATTTTCACCAGCAGTAGTGGCACGGTGTATGTTCAGGACAACCTGAACATGACGATAACCTACGTGTTCAGCTTTGGCCTGACGGCTTCGCAGATAGCGATCGTAGAGAACTCCGGGGTGGTGCCGCGCCCCGCCGGCGTGGAAGTGCTATTGAGCATACCGGGCCAGCTCTTCGAAGTAACGAACAACGTGGCGACAGCGCTATTCACTCCGATATAAGGTGCCCAAATGGATCGTATCTTTGAGCAGAATCCGTCAGTAACTCCGCCGACGCTGCCGTCGCCGCAGTTGCTTGGGTACCCAACGGAAACGGGCACCCCCACCACTCCTGGCGCGTGGTGGTTTTACATGATCACTGAAGAACTGCGCGCCGCCGTCGTAGCGGGTGGCATCACGCCTGACGCTGGTGCGGTGAACCAGTTGTCGCTTGCGATAACCGCGATCGTAGGCAACGGGCTAACCGGCTACGCCACGCAAGCATGGGTGACGTCGCAGAATTACGCGACAGTCACCTATTCTTCAAACGCGTCGAACCTGAGCAACGGCACGATACCGAACGCGAGGCTGCCGGCCAACATCGCCGTGCCCGGTACTGTCAGCGCCGGGGCCACCTCCTACGCCACGGCGAACGGCGACCTGTCGGCTTCGCGCGGAAGTAGCGGTGGCAGCGGTGTCGTGTATCTCGGTTCTAACAGCACGTATCTATACTTCAGTGGCACCGCTTACACCATGCCCGGCTATCCGGTGCAAGCGTCCGGGTTTCAAGTCACTTCTGACGAGCGCTTGAAACAGCGCATCGAAATAATACCGGACGCGTTGGAGAAGATATGCCAGCTACGCGGCGTCACTTTCGAGTGGCGTAAAGGCGGGCGCCAGTCCGCCGGGGTCATAGCGCAGGAAGTGCAGCGAGTGTTACCACGGGCCGTGACGAAGCAGGAACGACTGGATGGTAACAGACAAGGTCATTTGGCAGTGGACCACGCCGCCATGATTGGGCTGTTAGTGGCCGCTTTGAAGGAAGAGCGCGACTTGCGCGTGGCTCTCGAAGAGCGCGTAGCAAGACTCGAGGCCCGCGGAGTCATCTGATGGCCTCCGGCTTCGTAACCTCCAACGGTACGGATCTAGATAGCATATTCGCGCCGCGCTACTCCGGCTGGCCGCAAGCGGCGGCCACGGAATTTGTGACGGGCGGCAGCGACTTGAACACGCGCTACGCGCCGCTGTCCTCCGGTAGCGCGTCTTCATTAACTGCATTCCGGCTTGCTAGCGGTGCAGATCTTAACACGGTGTTCGCCGCGTATGGTACAACCGGAGTGCGCGTTGGCACGCAGCCCAGCGCCGTTTCCGGATCTCAGGCGGCCGGGCATCCTTCCGGTACTGTCACCAGCAACGCGACAACGTGCGCCGGCGCCGGTGGCAGTGGCTCTTACACGTATACCTGGATCTGTTCCGGGTGTACCGCCAATAGTCCGCACAGCCAAACCACTACGTTTTCCGCAACTGTGAACGCTGCGAGTACGGTCAACGCCACCGCTTACTGTCAAATTTCTGACGGCGTGACTTCTACGAATACCGGTACGATACCGGTTACGCTGCAGAATACGAGCGCCGCATCCTGGAACTTCACGATCACCGCCGGGACGTGGACCAATATTGTCGGATATCAGCCCACAGAAGGCGCTGGGAGCATC